CTAACACGATATATCATTGGATATATGTTCTACTTTTTTAATATGCTTACTATGATGCTCTTTATTTGAAGCAAAGAAACCTGCACATTGACCTTTTAGCAAACAACCGTCACATTCTGAAAGATATATATCTTTCCAATCTGAGATTGATTGTTGGGCATAGCATCTTATATCTTCGGGTAATACACATAATTGTGCATTATAAATATATGGTTTCATACCTCTGTCAGCCAAAAGAAGAACAGCTTCACGCAGTTCATTATTATAATCGTAGGGGTCAATCCATAACTCATCGAAGTTTTCTTTTGCCAACCCTGTTGTTTCCATCTGCATAAATGCTACTTGCGAGACGAAAGGGAAATTATGATATATAAAATCCGCAAACTGGGGCAAGCGTTTATAAGTTTGCTTATGGACTACAATCCTTAAACCGATTCTTTGACGGAATAACGCTAAATTATATAATCCCTGTATAGTCTTGTAAAATGTTTTTGCTCCAACAATTCGATTATGTTCATCCGCTATATCCGAAAATAATGGGATATCTATCTGTAAATCGTGATGATGGCATTTTGCCAATTTCATAGTAAACTCCTTATCTGCAAATCTTACTCCATTTGACAAGATACTAATTGCAGTTTTAGGAAGTTCTTTCTGTATGTGCTTAATCAACACAAAAAGATTATCTCCTATGAGAGTTGGCTCACCTCCAGTTATACCAATTTCCTCAGTCCCTTTGTCAAATAATGAAATAAGTTTCAGATTGAATGGAGTTTTATCTTTTTCTTGAACAATTGGAGGTTGTGGGCACATAATACAACGATGATTACAGCGTTCTGTCGCCATTATCGCATTGTGATTTGAGGAAATCTCATACACAAATATAACTTCTCCTTGATTATTGACAACAACGACATCCCCTTCGTGGAAACTATCTGTATTGTCAACAATACAATATGGTTTACTATTGTCAACAACTGACTTATTGGATGTTATTGTCGCAGAATAACCAAATACAGGCTTATCTACATTATTACTTACAAGAATTTCATTTGAACGAGAGAATATATTCTTCCCAAATGTGATTCTTCCTATTATATCGTCATTGATATTATATGATGTTCCTTGAATCTGTTTCATTTCAAATCAATTTATCCAAGACCAAAATATTCTATTTATCTCAGGGTCGTGCTTCTTTAATAACTCAAACAGATAGCGTATAATCGCCTTTGTTTTCTTGCACATTTCATTGGTTGGACGGAATCCTATCATATCTCCCTGCTCTGACATATTACGGACGGGGTCAGCACCACAATATGGTTGGAATACACATTCCGAGCACATAGGTAAACATTCCGTACAAGCGGATGAAATAATATTATGAAGTAATTCACCATTGAACATTTCTTGGTAAGTATTCTCATTCACATTTCCAAGTCTGAAATAGAAATTCTTGAAACGAGCCATCATTCGGGCTTCATCAGAGACATACACATTCCCGTCATAATCATAAATTGCTCCTGCGATTCCAACACCAGCAGGTGATTGTAAGTCAACAAAACCTGTTGCAAATGGTGTCAACATTCGTTTAAGCAATAATGCGGCAAAACCCTCAATGAAAAATGTACCCTGCTTATTTAACTCAATTATATAATTAAGACCTTCTTTATAGTTCTCAATAAATTCTTCTACTGGATAAGCAATTTTTTCTTTATACTGCTTTGCAAATCCGTATGGATTAAGAGAACGTAAGAAGATATTGTTAAATCCTAATCGAACATACTCATCAATGATTTCTTTGAAACGCCCTAAACTATGTTTTGATGTTGTCATCAAGGCGGATACACACTCATTATCCCCCCAAATGTCGCGTATCATAGTTAGGTTCTTTTCAAATATAGTGTGATGGTCTAAGTCTTTATTCTGTAAAGGACGATTTGTGTCGTGCAAATCCTTTGGACCATCTAAGGATGTTGAAATCATACATTTATGCTTTTTGAGGTATTTTACCATATCCTCGTTAAGCAATGTCAGATTAGTACATATAACAAATTCAAGTACACGTTTCTTGAATAGATTCTGCCATTCAGCCTCTTCAATAATATACTTAACCATTTCAAAATCAGTAGATGGGTCTCCACCTTGAAACTCTATCTTTATAAATGGCGAGGGCGATTGAAATATGGTTTTAACTACATTTTTAGCTGTTTTCTTTGTCATATTTGCAGAGTGGTCGTCCATATTCTTACGTGCAACTTGGCAATAAATACAACTTGAATTACAGCGTAAAGTAGGCACAACCATATGCAAAGATGTAAAATCCCTCAATATGCTTTTCTTGGTACGGAATTTAGTAGCAAGCATCGGGATTACATCCGTAACGTTATCAGTGGTTGCAATTTGTTTTGAGGCTATATCATAAAACAAATCACAATGTTCATCCATATCACCTTTTACAAGATGATAAAAGTCTTCATTCTGTAAGAATATATATTCTCCCACTTCGTTAGTTAAGAGATATTCATTATCATTAAATCGTTCAAAGCGGAACGGTAATAGTTGATAAGCCATAATTCATCGTTTTACATTGACAGGTTTGAATGCTTCTTCAACTATCAAATCTCGAATATGTCCAAATTGATTATTCGTATAATGTCTAAGTTGTTGGTCTATCAACTCATTGCAGAAGTGTTTTGGAACATCTGCATTTACTTGATTATCCTCTTTGGACTCAAATACAATTTGAACTAAGTTGGAATTGCTACTATCAGTTACTTGATGTATGAAATAGAGATGGGTAAATTTGTATAAGGCTGCTGTAATAACCTCTTTTGCATACAAATTCAAATCTACCGAAACTTGAAATTTATTGTCTTCAAGTTCTACGACTGGGAATTTAATGTCTGCCATAACCGTACCAAGTCTTCCAGCCCCCAAAGACCAATCTTATTCAACGAAGAAGCGTGGAACTGCAATGCCACGTTCGTTCTTGGAGGTCGTAGAAAAACCCGTATAAGTCGAGGGATGGTAATAGCAGCCCACGCTATATGCGTGAGAAACCATTACGCTTTTCTTGACTTATACTTTGTGAATTTCCTACGTTCCCAAGTATCAAGATAGCATAACGCTTCTTTTTAACTCATATGTCTTGGATAGAGTTACCCCTATCCAACTGCAAAATTACAAAAAAGTCGTAATAATAGGCTCATTTTAGGCAAATTATTACGACTTGATGAGCATTTTAGAGTTTCAGCCCTCGATTTTGGTTTCTTCTGCTTGTCGGCAGTCCCAACGCTTCCATAAACTCATCTTTCTTACGTCTGAACCAAGAGTGATGCGAAACACCATCGATTCTAAGGTCAAATCTTCCCTCTTTATCTTCCTTGAGGGAGCAGACCGCACCATCGGCTGAAAACGATTGGTTAAACATCGTTGAATAGAGTTTGCCTTTGACGGGGATTTCCTTGAAAGTGCACAATGCTTTGATAAGGTTGTCGTTGAATCCCATTCTCTCGCTGAGGTATTTAATCATCGGCATCAGCTTCTCCACATACGGGAAGTAACGCAGAATCTTGTCGATATACTCCGATTGTTTACGATGTTCCGCTTCGTAAGACTGCTTAACCTCCTGTATCTGCTTTTGGTGTTCCACCTGCATTTGCTTGATATTGGTTTGCAGTTGCTCGATTGTTTCATCTCGGATAGCTATCTCGCCCCGTAAATCCTCGTTCTTGCGTTCCAAAGATTTCATCTTACCGCTGCCGAAAAGAGAACTTACTCCGCTTGCAAGGGCTGTGGCTGCATCGGTGGCAACGCTTTTGAGTTTGTCGGTGCGTATCTCCGATTTCACCTGTTTTAGTTCTTGCTCCGCAAGATCTATTTGGTGTTTCTTGTGTTGCCGTTCCACTTCGATGCGTTCTAACTCGGCACGCTGCTTCTCGATAATAAAGTCATTTCGTTCCAAATGCTCCTTGCCTGTCCCCGTTTTGGATTGTCCTCGCTCCATTGATAGAATTTCGGATGCTAAGGTCTGCATCTGCATCATATCGTCATCATTAAGTTTTCGGCTCTTGCCCGTATCGTGGTCCATCCAATCAAATACGATATGGGCGTGGTAGTTGGGCTTAAACCAACGACCATCAATTTGAAAACTCTCCTTATCATCAGGGGCTGTCTCTCCACTGAGCCAATGCCCCTCGTCTTTGTGGAGGAATATTTGAAGCGGTGTGATACCCCAACGCTGTTGGCACTCCTCACCAAATCTGCGAACATCCTCTAATTTAGTGTCAGGCTTGATGAGCAATACACCCTCACGAATGGGTGAGCATCCTGCCACCTTGATAATTTTGCCACTCTTGGTTTTGCGTTCTCGCTCTTTCTCCTGCATCGCTCGCCCTGTCTTAGCCTTTACCATCTGCTTGATGTTATCGTAATGCGTCTGTAAGTCATAGTCGCCGAGACGTGGATTTATCCAATACTCGTTGTCGGCAACAAGTTGGGGTATGAGGTAGATTTTCGACTCTCCGATGTTACGCATATACTCAGGAGTTCTGAGGTTGTGTGCCTCGCTCGATGATATGTTGCAAGGCTTGATATGTATGCTGCTTTTTACTGCCATTGTTCTTTGATTTTATTGGTTACAATTAGGTCGTTTGTTTGCTCGCTTCTGCTGTCGGGGTCCTTAGGGGCGAAACCCCTAAGCGGAGTGCAGAGAGGTCACTCTGCACCCTCGGTAGAGCCCACAACTACTTTAAGCGAAGCGTGTAGTTATAGTGGGCTATAACCTGAAGCCTCGTTTCTTCTTCGGCTGCGGTTGTGGCATCCGCCTTGCGGATTGGACTTGCGATTTTTTCTCTGCTTGTTTTGCTTGGCTTCGGTGGCATAAGTAGTCGTTCAAATCCTTATGTCCTGCGTAGTGATGCGACATATCTTGCAGCCTGTTTCCGAATATCTTTTTCAGATTCTCATACGCTCTTTGTCCTGCTTGGTCGTTGTCGAGAAAACTACCTATTCGGGTGTAAGGGCGTAGAAGTTGCTCCGCTTTTGAGAGGTTGGTAACGGAGTTCAGCACCATATAATCCTGCTCATTGGTGCGTGGCTCTTCGGGATTGTTGTTCATTCGGATTGTAAGGAACGAAAGATAATCCATAAAGCCTTCAAAGAGGTAACACACATCTCGCTGCTCGCCCTGCTGTCGGATATGGGTAATATCCTTTGGAGCAAGACAACCTTTGAAGTAGCGGTTGCGAAGCTCATAGCCACCAGAGATATTGGGGAAACCGATGGCGAAGTATGGTTTGTTATTATGTTCAAATCGCAACTCCTTACATTCTTTTTTGGCGAGTTCGATGTTTATTCCTCGCCCTCGCAGATAGTCGATAAGGGCAGGAGAGGATAACTCGCCAACCTGTATGCCTTGAAAACTGCAGTTATGTATTCTCTGCTCGCCAAAAGAAAACGATGCCGGGCGAATGTAGGGCGTTCGCTCCGCTATGCGTTCCAATAGATAGGCTACATTGTTGTTATGATAGAGTTCCGCTGCCAATGCGATGATGTTGCCACCCTTGCCGATACCGAAGTCGTACCATTGATTTAACTCGGTGTTTACCTTAAACGAAGCATCGGTTTCGTTTCTCAGTGGCGATTTATACCATAGGCTTTTGCCTTGTTGTTTAATGGGTGTATATCCCAAACTTTTCAGATAGTCTGCCAACTTGATTTGTTTTGCGTCTTGAATTGTCATATTACATACGGTTTTAAGGTTGATGAAAATTTGTTGATTTGATGAATTGTTGATGTAATATGTTTATATACAGACTTGTAACGTCTCAACATATTCTCAACAAACCACTCACCAAAAGAGAAATCTACAATTTGGTGTGTGCTGTATCTCAACTTCTCTTTTGGCTTGTTGAGATTTTGTTGAGAGTGTATATTGTTTATAATCAGCGTGTTTATACTCATATTCAACAATTCAACAGAAAAATGATAGTATTACAAGGATTCAAGCTGCTCCCTTGTGATGGTGTAGTAGCGTCCCACTCTCCTTATCGGCTCATAGTGGCAACTTTGATTGTAGTTGCCTTGATAGGTGGTGTAGGTAAGTCCGTTGGGTGCAGGTGTCAGTTTCCAACACTCTTGCACCACTTTACGCACTTGATGTTTCTCTACCTTTACCTGCGAGTGCATCAACAGCACAATAAGGTCGTTAAGGCAGAATGAAACGCTATCCACATTCATAGTTGCCATAATGTCGAGCAGCAGCTCCGACATCTCTATCTCCAATCGGTTGCGGTTACTGCGGATAATCCTCTGCAATGCTTCGGTATGCAGCAATGAGGGATTGAACCACATTCGGCTCTCCCTCTCGGTAGATAACTTTCGATTGGTAAGGAAATAGAGAAAGGCAGGTATCTCCGCTTTCAAGCGTTGCAGGAAGTTGGTATCATCGGACTGCAAGCGGTTTATCTTGCGTACCCAATAGCGTGTTTCTCCTGCATCAATGATTACGGGCAGATACTCGTTGTTGGAGCATAGCACGAATTTGGCGAAGAACGCTATTTCATCACGGTCTTTGCCTTTGGCTTCTACCTTGTAGGATAGTGTGGTACTTAGATTCTTCAATCGTTCGCTGTCCTCTCTACGATTGAGCAACACTTCATCAACCACAATAAGAAGTTTGCCTGCCCAATCTGAATTGAATTGACTGCGGAAATCTTCGTTGGTGTTGAATGTTACATTGTTCTGAAAGAGGGCTTTCAGAAAATTAAGGAATGTACTCTTACCTGTATTACGTTCCTCTGATACCAATAGCAGGATTGGCAATTTCTGAACGGGTTGCAGGTAGAGCAGTTGCAGATAGTCCATACCCAACTCGTATTGCTCACCGAAGATATGCTCCACCAATGAGCGGATAGAGGGGAAATCTCCCTCTTGCGGTTGATGGTCTATCGGCTCATAGAGGTTAAGGAACTTGCCGATTACAGGACGATAGCCGATGTGTTCGGGTACGGTACAGAATCCGTCATACTTGAGAACACTGCCGATGTAGTCCTTGCCATAGTCTTGGCGGAGTGTTTCATTGTTCCAAGGGATACGCTTCTTCACATATCCACCGCTCAGTCTCGGTTGCTCCACAATCTTGTAGAGCGTTGTTCCCACTCGGATAAATTCTTCTTTTGCCATACCACCATCTGATGGCGGTTTATGGCTTGATGTTACTTTGTTAGCTTCCATTTTCAAATGCTTTTAAGTTCAAAAAATGTCAGCTACAAAAGTATAAGTGATTGATGGATAAGTTGCTACGCAAATCATAGCAGAATAGTGAATAAAGTACTATGGGGATTGGAATTTGAGGGGTGCATAAACAAAACAAGCCCGAAAACATGTCAATTGACCTATCTTCGGGCTTGCCTTAACCGACTAATCAGCCGATATTACGACATACCTATTGGAGAGTTGGCAAGAGAAAAGAGATAACATACTTTCTCTTTTCGTCTGCATATCCTCTTTGACACCTCACTGCGTATCTTCTCTGCATCGTATGAATGGATGCGGAATGCAAGAGCTATAATCATATCCATATTGTAGAGGGTAGCCCAATAGGTATATGGTATTACTTCGCAATGTTGAGTGTGTTCTGCTATCACTCCGCTTTTGTGTATAGCTCGGATTGCAGCCTTTAGTGTGGGTGCTGCCACATCGAACAGCACCACAAGTTCCGAAAACGACATCCATATATTGCTATCAGGAATGTTCACATTGCCCGATTCAGTTATTGTTATAATTGCTCGTTCCATACCTTATGCCATTGTAGTGTTACCGAATGATTGATTAAGTTGGTTACCGAACATCGTTAAATCCTTGTCGATTTTCTCGGTGGTAATCTTCGCATATAGTTGTGTTGTAACGATGTTCGTATGTCCTAAAACTCTACTTACACTCTCGATTGGCATACCTTTACTGAGGGCGAGGGTAGCGAATCCATGTCTTGAGCAGTGGAATGAAATGTCCTTGTCGATTCCACACTCTTCTATCATCTTTTTCAATGGTTTACAGATACTCCAATAGTTCAGATTGGGGAATACGAGCTTGTTCTCTTGGAATGGCTCGTATCGCTTGATAATCTGCAACGGAATATCCAACAACTTAACTTGGAACGGTATTTTGGTCTTGTGTCGCTTGGATAATATCCATTTCTCACCGTTTATCTCTACAATATCATCGGTGGTCAGCTCCTTAATATCCACAAATGACAAGGCTGTGAAACTTGCAAACACAAACAAATCTCGGATATATGCCAACTTGCTATCCGTAAATTCGTGTGTCATCACCGCTTTTAATTCATCTTCGGTCAGAAACTCCCTCTCCTTAACATTGGGGCTTATGTGAAATTGAGCAAATGGGTTTCTCGGCATCAATCCGTTGTAATGGGCACGCATAACAACACCCTTGAGCCACATACAATTTGCCCAGATACTGCCATTCTGCAAACCTCTGTCTGTTGCGAGGAATACCGCAAACTCCTTGATAAAGTCGGGAGTCAGCTCAATCATAGACATATCGTTACGCTTGTAATTCGCCTTGATGAATGCTGCAACATGATTTCTTGCCCGTACTCTCGACATATAAGTAGCCATCACTCGGTCTGTGCCTACACGCTTCTTGAATGTGGCATTATCCTTATCAAATGCCCCGAGCAGTGTTTCATATTCTGTTCCGATGCCTTGATAGGCATTGCGTACCATTTCGGCAGTTACATAGGCTTCTCTATCCGACAGGCGTTGATAGTGCTTGATGATTTGAGCCTTGATATTATCCAAAGCAAGATTGATTTCTCTTGCTTCCTTGCTCTTACCTTTGGCTCGGTTGCCTTTTACATCCCAAAGCTCTTTTGCAATGGTACGCTTACAACTGAATTGGGCTACTGAGCCGTTAATTGTCACTCGTCCCATGATGGGAACAATACCGTTTTTCTCCTTGCTTGCGTTCACGTAGAACAGCACCTTAAATGTACTTCGCATAATCCAATCTTTTTTTGGTTACAAAATTAGTTATCAGCGAGTTATACATTGCTACGCAATATGATGCAGAACTATGAAACGTGACGACACAAAGAAAAATCTTACTCGTTTTCGGGTAACGATTAGGCAACCGTTCTATTTCATTACCTTGCGTTTCTTTGCTAAATTGCCATTTCCCGTATTTCCGAGATTTTCAGCGTAATGCGTTTATTATCAGTGCAAGATGCACTATTATTCCGATTTCGGTTGATTATTCCAGCGTTTTATTGTATCTTTGTAGGTCAGATAATCCACGCAGCATTAATAGAATAAACTGAATATGGGAAAACGCTTTATTTTTATCTTGATGGCATGCTCATTATTGAGTATAGCTACTGTTGTGCATGCACAGCATATTGACAAGCAAACATATACTTTTGCCATCAAAAAGGTTGATACTCTGAAACTGGACAAGTATGTAATGATTGATCAAATACAAGGGACACAATCAAAGCCCGTCATTCTTTTTGCATTTGGGGGAGGTTTCAAAGGCGGGAGAAGAGATAATCCCGATTACATTTCTTATTTTCATTTTTTGGCACGAGCCGGCTATATGGTAGTATCAACAGATTACCGTACCCAATTAAAGGATATAGATAAATCGGAGTATTCGGACTTGCAAGGATTCTCTTCTGCCCTGCAACAAGCAATCACTTGTGCTGTAGAAGATTTTGGTGATGCTACAAATTATATAATTGAGCATAGTGTAGAATGGCAAATAAATCCTGCACAAATTATAGCTTGCGGTTCAAGTGCAGGTGCGATAACTGCCCTTCAAGCAGAGTATGAGATTTGCAATCAAACGGCTTTTGCGGACAGATTACCTGCCAATTTCAATTATGCAGGGGTCATTTCCTTTTCTGGAGCAATCTGTGCCAATGGTATTCCAAAATGGATAATGTCCCCTTGTCCTCTTATGTTGTTCCATGGTGATGCCGACAGCACGGTTCCTTTTACTAAGGCAGTAGTAGAAGAGGAAATGGGGCTATGGGGCTCAAACTTTATTTGTATGCAACTGAAAGAAAAAGAGACAGCATACTATTTCTATATAGCGGAAGGTATAGGACATTCCCTATCCTATTCTCCTATGAAGGATAATCGTCATGACATCCTGAGCTTCCTAAACCGGTTGGTACTTGGTAAAGAAAAACGTTGCATTACGACTGTAGAGAAGAATCCGGAAATATCTAGATATAAGAGTGATTTTACAATAGAAGATTATATCCGTGAAAATATGCGTTAATTCCTATCTTTATATCCTTTCCAGAGTTTTTGTTTCTCCACCAATCAATTATCTTTGCACATTATTATTCCATAAAAACAAATCTTTAATTCTATAAATTATGTTGGTACGTATTATCAGTATGGTCATAGCCGGAGTTATTATAGTATATCTAGTCCGTTGGATTGATAATTTTTTCTCCAGGTATCGCAAATAAATCTTGCCTGCAATGTAAACCAAATACTCCAATTTGTTTCCCATTACAACCTATGCTGACAAAATGCGGACATTTTCTAATTCTAAAACAAGAAAACCGCAAAAGCTTTTTATTAGCCATTTGCGGTTTTTTCCTTGTGATTCCGTTGCGATTCGGAATATAAAATACTATAAAACCAATACATATAACATTATATTAAAAATCAGAGTTATATAAAAATATTATATTGCATACCATTGCATTATGTTGTGCAATATTTGAACTGAGTTGTGCAATTTATGTATATTTGCACAACCGATATAACAGAGAATATATGACTACAGTAAAAGCATTTATAAGAACTGGGAAGAAAGATAAAGAAGTAAATGTCAGATTTCGATTATCTGATGGACGCAATGTACAGTTATTCCACAAATCAGATATTATGGTCTCTCCTACTCTTTGGGATGCCAAGACTGAAAAATATAAGGCTAAAAGTATTATAAAGTTAGACATAAGAACATCATTTAACACATCTATTGAAGAACGGAAGAATCTAATTTTATCCATTTATGGGAGCAACAAAGAATTAACCAGTGAAAAACTGGAAATCTTAATAGACCAGCACTTACATCCTGAAAAATATAACATCAGCAGTGAAGAGGAATCCATGTGTAGTATGTTCCAACGCTATGTTGACGGATGGCTAAATGCAGGTGTAATAGGTCCCGGCAGAAAGAAACATTACGATGTAGTGATAAGGGAACTGACTCGATTCCTCATTATCAATGGCATTGACGGGTTGCCGGTCAATGAATTCAACAAGGAACATATTCTAAATTTTCGTGATTTTCTACGCAAAGAATACACTCTGGTTGAAAAATTTCCAGAACTGTACGCAGAAATGAATAAGCGGAATACGCCATCAAAGGAAAGAAGCCAGAATACAATTGCTGAGAAACTTTTATTGTTACAAGCATTTATGGTGGAGCTTGAAAGTAATGATGTTATTCCCGTATCTCCTTTCCGTAAGATAGGAAAAGAAAAAGAGTCCATTATGAAGCAACAATATGACGAGCCTTTCTTTCTCACCAAAACAGAATTCAATGAAGTTGTCCACAAAGAATGTCCCGAAACATTGCAGCGAGTAAAAGATGTATTCGTTGTTCAATGTTGTTTCGGTTGCCGTATAGGTGATTTCAGACGATTCACTTTTGATAATATCAGCATTGAAGAAGGAATACCTTACATTCATTATTTACCTCAAAAAACACACAAGGATGGACTTATACGCACTGAGATAAAAACTCCCATCATTCGTATTGCTTATGATATTATTATGAAGTATAAAGGTAGGCTACCAAGCAATGCTTTGTTACCCTATTATCCTGATGGCAATGGTGAAACCGGGTACAATTATCAAATAAAAAAACTACTTGAATACTGTGAGATTAGCCGGAAAGTGGCAATGTTTAGTGCGGCATTGGAAACAAATGAGTACAAATCCATATATGAGATTGCAAGCAGTAAACTTGCCCGTAAAACTCATGTAGATTTAATGAATAAAGTTCAGATAGATAAATACGCAGCAGGACTTCATGCAAAAGGCAGTGGAGCCGTAGACAGATATACTGGATTAGGCATAAAAGAACGTTTTATTTTAATGTGTGCGGCTTTTGGCTGTAACCAGTATGAAGTTGACAATGATTTATCTGTAATGGAATAGGCTCACTTAGTATCTCATATTGATACTCTGTTATTTGACACCATCCCCGTAGTTGAGCAGCTACGGGGATTTTTTACTGAAAAAGAAGCGATTCATTCAACTGTCCTTTCCACAATCTCCATCACTACATGGCTTGACTCCAACCAGAGCCAATACCACAACCAAAGCATAATCCCACCCAACCAAACAAAAGCCACATCAATATAGTACAAATTTAATATCCTGCTAACCAATACACATAAGAGTTCTCCGCAAAGCACATAGGCAGCAACCATAGTAACAAGCTGGTCATTGGCAACAGTTATCAAAACCAGAATGCCTATAACGGGAAGAAGGGAAATACAATCAATTAGAAGTTGTTGTTTGTCATTCATAATACAATAGGGATTAGAATACAAATATAAACATTATTTTGTATAAAACAACCCTCTATAATAGGAATTTCTGACGAAAAAGAAACGAACTATTATTACAATATAAACAAAAAGAGCGACTATTCAGCCGCCCCTTTCGCATTAACGAGATAGACATAAAAGCATCTCGAATCATCTCTGTAGATGGATGCCGAACCACTACAGAGTTTCCATTCATTCTACAGTTTCTCCTTTTTCATTCAGAAGTACCGTTACTTTTTCAGTGGATTGATTTTCCTTGGTGATGGTCAACACAACCTTATAAATCTTACCGGTTTCTTTCTCGGAAATGAAAGCCTCCTTTATTACAGCCCCCTCATAGTCCTTAGCCAAGACATTCATAACTGCCTGAGGCAAGTCTTTTACTTCCACTTTTGTGAACTCATCCTGAGGATTTTGCTGAGTTTGCTCTACAGACTGTGTTCCAGAAACCACGTAAGCAAATGCTACTGAACTGCCTAATCCCATAACCATTGCTAATGCTACCAATACTTTTTTCATAATCGTAAGTTTTAAGTAAATAAATATAGTTTTTGTATTAACTATAGGACAAACGATATGCCATGATGTACATCAGCACATAATACATTATACATCAGCATATTATAAAAACAAGAAGGAATAATTATGTGTGGAAATATGTGGAACTGAGTACCACACATGGGGAATAATTACACAATATGGATTACTTAATTCCTGGGAAATGGAACAAGGCAGCTGAATAAGCTGCCCCTTCTATAAAACAGTCAACAAACAGACATTCACTAATCAAATGACATAAACATAAGCATAAATAACCCGGCTAAAGCCATAGCAAATGCAATTACCATACAAAACTCTTTTTTCATAACTAATAATTTGGTTAAACACATATTTCCATCGCACGTTCAACAACGCACTCTTGTCTCCGACAAAACCTCAGCCGCATAAAAGCTGAGGTCCAGCATGTTCCTTTCAATATATACAATCAATTAGAGCACACAATGTTGGAACATTCTGTAAATCCAGTATAAAGAAACTGCAATGGCTGAAAGAAGGACTATACTAACACTATATACCGAATTCTACTATAAAGACAACTGCTTTTCTGAAATTCCCTACGTGATTGAGGGAATTTTATAAAAGGAAGGGCCCAAATGAAAAAAATCCCGACGAAAGCCGGGATATGTCATACACAATAGGTATGAATTGTTGCTTATGAATATAAAGGCAGCTTATTCAGCCGCTCCTTCTACAAATTCTTCTAATAATATCCGATAGTTTTTCAACCACAATGAAAATCCAGCATCAACATAAAATATTATTTATTACTAATCCATTTAATTATACACTTTTTTATTAACTTTGTGTCATATTTAAATGCATAATAACGTATCTTAAAACAGGAATAGATTCATGAAATTATTTCGTTGCAAAAAAGGTGAAAAAGAAGTGAATAATCAAAGGTCAAATAAATTATCAAAGCAGCCTACAGGAAGAAAATATTCAATATATTTTTGGGCCGCAGTTTCCTTTTGTCTTATTTTCTATGGAACATCAAGTACATCTATTGAACATTTTGACGAAAACTCTCTAAAAAATATACTAAATAGTATAGGACAAGCGATTATATCAGGTTTAGTGATTACATTTATAATTAATATTCCTGATATGTTTTCTTATTTTCAGAAAGTATTATACAAAACCATCACGTCAGATGAGTACTTAGAGCAATTAACTTTAGAGGAAGTGGAAGATTTAAAAAATAGTTGTACTAAGTTAATATCCAAATCTATACCCGATATTGCTGAAGGACTCTTAGAATTAGAGTATAAGATTGTTGAATATTACAGATCTCCATATTATGAAAACTATTCCACTTTTGTTAGCTGTAGCAGAAATGGTAATTATTTAGTAAAAGATATCACAACTGAATATACTTTAAAGAATCCGATGGCAGGAAAAGAAAAAATAGAAGCAATTGTCGGTTTAGATTTATTCTTCTGTAAAAATAGTAATAGCACTTCACCTAAATTAATGGAATTCACAATACAGAATGAAAATGAAGAAAAGAAAAATATTTTAGAATTATCCGAAATGCATGAAACTCCTATAAATACAGAAGGAGCCTATAATACCAAAGCTACAATTGCACATAAAAGTACGGTAGAAAAATACAAAATTCTCTTAGATAAATCTACGTATGTCAAATTACGATATATATCATATGCACCTATCTCAGACAAAAGTTACATTTCAATTCTGAGATACCCTACTAAGAATTATAAAATGGTTTTTCATAATCCCAAAAATGATTTATCATTTTCTGGAGATTTCATAGGTCCATTACTCACAGACGATCATATCATGGTAAATAAGAAAGAAGGATTGATTAATATTGATTGTACAACTTGGTGTCTACCTGGCGATGGAGTTACAGTTGCTATATTTGAAAAAGAAAACGCAGATTGTTAAATAGGCTTAACATAACAAATAAATGCAAGGTTTTATTTGTCAATTGAACTAAAACATTCCATATTTGTTGTGTGAATATAATGACTAAGCTATAAGATTATGACACGTAAAGAAGAAAAAGTATTTGGTTAAGACATGTTTTGTATTAACCTTTTTCCTATCTTAAAACGAATGTGTATAACTACACATTCGTTTTGTATTTACAAATATTGTAATTCTATCGTCAAGTTTTAAAATCGCCAAGTTCAAACTTTATGTTTCCCTAGAGCATGACTAGTCACTTACCACTGCCGCAAGTCATAACTCACCCCAGCCCCAACATAAAAACCTCCCGGATACCCATAACCGGCTTGTAACCCTAATCCCCACCGCTTTTTCTTCGGCTTGACAACCACCGGATGATAGATATCATTCGTCACCGTCTGATAAACCGTTCTCGGATACACAGTCATACTATCCAGCCGAGGGTCTACATATCCACTTACCACAGCACGATACGAACTATCTCTATATACTACTTGCTTACGATGAAGCAAGGTATCACCTATCCGTGTCGTATCATCCGGCACGAAACGCCAGAACACAGCCATAGGTGCAGAGATAAGCATCGTATCTACCTTGACAACCGTCTTTATCTTCGTTTCTACACGAACTTCAGCCGGAGACTGCTCATGCGGACGGAACCAAGCCGCCACACAAGCTATAAGCAGCAGTACAATTAATATCCACGGTAACTTTTTCATTCCTCGAACCTCAAATCGTTAATCCGATTCATCCACCCCCGTTTGAATTTATTGTTCGCCGGACGAGAACGGCATATATCCTCGATGAAGTCGAACCGTGCAATCTTAATCATGTCGAACAACTCATGCGGGTTCCTGGCATTCACCGCAGCGAGTGTCTTAGGACCTACTATTCCATCCACAGTAACACCAAGCAAGCGTTGAGGTATCTTGATGCCATGCGCACCGGATGCCCACACCCAATCAACCAATATATTAGCAACTGATTGCGATTTAATATCGTCAGCTTTCCATCTGTCCCAATAATGCGACTTGAGCACCCGGTTAACGACATCCTCACGGGTAAGCAGACGCAGGTCATCCACGTCTATATCACCGTCACCATCCTTGTCATAGCCGCATGACTTCCACGTACCGATAGTCACACCCATATTCGTAGCACCTCCAAGGTCTGCCGGGTCATTCACGAAACCGCCTTCCCATTTTAGGATAAACGGTGCAAGTTGATTCACATTCGCCATTTCAATTTTCCTCCTTATTCAATTAATACCCATTTTGCGGTTCTCTATCACTGCACTTCTTTCTCTCACACCGTTTCAGTGCCAGTTCCAGTTTCAGGTCAGAATTAGTCTCCTTCAGTGTAAACAATTCATCCTGCACCTTACGGAGCCGGTCAGTCTGCTCCACAAACCGCTGTTCCTTCTCCGAAAGCTGCTTCTGCAGGAACTCGTTGTACTCCCGTAAAGCCTTGAACTCCTCAACATCCGCATGGGCATCCTCAATACGCGCATTGGTCTTGCGCGACATCCACCACTTAACAAGCTGCTTGATGCCCTCGATGCCACCGAGTGCGGTCACCAACATAATCCAATCATTCATTTCCATTTCTCCCGGTTTAACAATCGATACAAATTATAAGCACCCCCACATAAGCACAAGCAAACGCTGCCATCTCCGCCCAGAACAGCCATTTCCGGTATCTCAACATGATAACAACGGCTATCGGGAAAGCAACCGCAGGCAAGTACCACATACCGGAGAGACAAACCCAAAGAATTGTAGCTAATCCGGCTATTACTGTCCCTGCATAATGTACTTTGCTCTGAAATTCCTCCTTGAACAGCGGGGCTGTCCCGACGAACATCAGCCCACCGCAAGCAAGAAATGCCAAACATTGCAGGTTCTCCGATGAGCATTCAATCCACACCGGCATAAGCAGCATGGCAGGAACGGCCATCGCCGCCTGAAACAGCCACGCCGAGCGGTTCCGTTTCTTCAGTTGATAATAGGTGTCAGAGAGCGACCAGGGCACTCCGCACACTCTCACCGCATACATTATGTACATAGTGAGCAAAAACAGCGACATAAAACATAAGTAAATCATAAGCTATCAATTTAAAGGTTGAACACTAATTTTTCAGGATAACCGGAAGTGTAATCATACGCTCCGACCTCCTCTTTCGTAGCAAGTCCCATAACCGCGGCCAGATGTTCCTGCGTGGCATTATAGCATTCCAGGGCATACAGTTCCAGTGCGGCCAGCATCTGCAAGGCAAGAGGAATGGGGATTACATACTTCACGGCATCATACCACAGCACGGTTGTCTCCTTACCCACAGCCTGCTCGATAGCAATTGAGTTTACCAGTCCTACCCGCGTATCCTTGTCAAGCCACATCCGCTTGCCGCCAAGCGTAAAGGAATTCACGACATCGGATCCATCGTAAACAGCAATTTCATTGACCTTCGCGCTCTTCACACCCTCCAAAGTCGGTTCATAGGGAGGGGTTAATTCACATTCGAGAATTTCCTTTGCAGACGCTGCCGGATGGGCTTCGTAAAATGCTTCCTGTTCCGCATTCAACGGTACCCAGGCTCCATCCAGGTAATCCTCATAGGTTGTACCCACTTCATAGTTTTCGTCCAGTTCAAAATCAAGACGGACAACTTTCTCCTCGGAATAAATATGTATATATTGCATTGTTGTTAAAGTCTATTTTTATTCATTATGATAAACCGGTAATTCGCTCTAATACCTAATGATGTAAGCGGTGCCGTATTTATTTCAGTAAATGAGCCCAGATAATCCGAAGATTTGAACATACGATACGGAGAAGAACTTTCCTGTGCTATCGCATACTTTCCGTCAGACGAAAGCCCCAAAGCAAAGCTATTGCCAATAACGGAATGCTTCAATGCCCAGGTTTTTCCGTAATCGGCGGATATACGTGCACCGGAATAAGAGTACCCTCCCTCTATAACCATATATTTCCCGTCATAGGATACAGCCAATGTACGGGCAGAGAAACTCGAATCGGTAATTTTAGTCCACGTCTTCCCATAATCCCCGGAATAATAGGCATAGTATAACTTTGATGAACTCTCCCTGTTGCAGCAACACAACATGTATTTGCCGTCACCGGAAATGGCAATCTTTGTGATAGGCCCCCTGAATATTTCACTGCTGAAAGTTTCTCCATAATCGGAAGATATAAACAGCTCATGGGTAGTATAATAGGGAGAATTTGACGCATATGCCACTACGTATCTGCCGGAATGGGACATTTCCACCCCCATGAGAGGCACGGTATTGTCTTTTAATCCATTAGAGACCCGCCATGTTTTCCCATAATCCCCGGAAAGCATCAAATCATATTTGTTATTGCTATTCTGACACACAATAGCGACCAGATTCCCCCTGCCGTTGCAGGCTATCGAGTACACGGAATAGCAATTATCAGGCTTGAAAGGTTCTGCCGTCTCCAGAAAATCCGTAGAACGCAATAATCCCACATTTGCCATATAGCACGAGCAATAGATATGCCTGCCGTCTCCGGACATGGCAATCCTCGTTCTATCGTTGCTGAAAAAGTATTCGTTTACATTAGGAAGGTCGGAAGGTTGTCTTCTGGTCCATGTCATTCCACAATCCTTGGAAATATCTATTAAGGCTCTACTGTCGGAGAATGCAATCACATACTGACCGTCCTTTATATTATTGCTTCGTCTTTTTAATACACTCATAAACCTTAGTCCCTTGTTTTTACGGATATTGAATAGGCGCCAGCGGCATAGCACCAGATACTAATCTCAAAGATATCTCCAGCGGAAACACTGATTGAAGTACCGGACATCGAAGTGAACGCGCCGGTATTGGGTATCGGCTGTGTGAATGCCGCCGATGCGACGCAGCGGATATACAAGTCATTGCCCACTGACATTCCGGAAGCAAGGCTGATGTTCGTGGCAGAACCCAACCTTGCAGTGATACTTCTCTTGGAAATTGGCAGGGAGGCCAGTGTCGTGACCGTATTCGCACCGGTGACTGTCGGGTCACCGACACCTTGCGGCCCTTGTGGTCCTTGCGCACCAGTCGCCCCTTTAGGTCCAGTAGCTCCGGTAGCACCCGTAGCGCCTTTTGCTCCGATAGCACCCTTCAGGTTCTTGAAAGCAAAGGAAAAGGTTCTGGCCAATGCGGTACCACCGAGAGAAACGGTCACGGAGGGCGTACCGATGTTGGCGTCAACCGTAGCAGTAGCACCGGTAATACTGGCACTTGCACCTGCTGCACCAGTAGCACCGGTAGCGCCTTTTGCACCAGCAGGACCGGTAGCACCAGTATCACCTTTTACTCCTTGCGGTCCTGTGGCACCGGTATCACCTTTTACTCCTTGCGGTCCTGTGGCACCGGTATCACCTTTCATGCCCTGTGGACCTTGTACGCCTTGAGGACCTTGCGCTCCCGTATCCCCCTTCTCGCCTTTATCGCCCTTTGGACCTTGCAATTGTCCTTGACTTTGCCAATCACCGTTATACCAGGCATAATATGTATAAGGCAATGCAGTTCCAACGGAATAGAAACCAGTGATGTTTGCCCCGTCAGGTACAGCAGTCTTTAAGGCATCAAGCGTATCGTAACGTCCAAGAAGGGTGAATGTATCTCCCGGCTTGCCTTTCACATAGATATCCGTCTTAACGTATTCTTTAGCGCTCTTATCCCATTGGTATACATAGTGGTCTGCACCGATGTAGGTAGGATGTTCTGCCGTATCAGTAGCATTCGCAGTAGCCGTCTCCGATTCCTGCTTGAGGGCAGCAAATTCAGTGACACGGGTACTTTCAGCATTTACGCGTCCGGTTTCGGCTGTTTGGCGGTTAGTTTCCGCACTATTACGTGTATCCTCAGCAGTGCTTCGGGCATTCTCAGCAGTAACGCGCTTACCTTCTGCTGTAGCACGACTGGTTTCAGCATTGACACGACCCGTTTCGGCTGTCTGTCGGGTTGACTCTGCGTTGGCCCGCACTGTCTCAGCATTTTTACGTTCCTCCTCGGCGCTGACACGTTTACCTTCGGCAGTAACACGGCCGGTTTCGGCAGTTGCCCGTCCGGTCTCAGACGTCTGTCGGACCGCTTCAGCTTTGCCTCGCTCTGTCTCTGCCGTTTTCCTGAGACCTTCGGCTGTCACACGTTCCTTTTCGGCATTGATACGCGTAGTTTCAGCAGATGCGCGGGTACTTTCAGATGAAGCACGCTTTGTCTCAGCCGTTTCACGGGATTTCTCAGCTTCCTTGCGTGCGTTCTCCACTATGACACGCTCCGCTTCGGCTTTGCGCACTTCCTCAGCAGCTTCCTCAGCAGGGGCAGACAGCAACTCAAGCGGTGCCTCGACCACCGATTCTTCCATACCGGCAAGACGGAGGGCGGGCAGGCTCACGATATCGGCCAGCGAATCGACAATCTCCACATCGCCCACACCTTGGGAGCCGACAAGAAGGGCTTTCTTCACCTCCTCTACAAGCTGGTTGAACTGATTTGATTCCAATACCATAATTTTCAGAATTGATTTAAGATGGCTGGATGACGTTCAGTTGGTTAATTACCGCACGTTTCACGGCAGCTATGAGCCGCGAGTTCTTCACCACAAGTTCAAGAGCCTTGCAATACTGTTCCGGGATTTCCACCGCATCTTTCGAGTAGTAGATTTCCCGTACCAGGTCTTCAAAGCCTATATCCAGAAGGATACTTCCGTTGTACATCATTTCATTGCCGACCGTTTCGGCTACGTCGAAGGTCTGCTTGGCGCCTTCGAATGAGGTCTGGGCCTCGATTTTCTTAAAGTTGATTTTCATACTTTTTATTTTAATTATTCTATATACTCATCCATGACAGATACCAATTCCCCAAAACCCGTTTTATCACATGCCATTCACGCCCGTTGATATTCGTCCTGGAAGAGTTCGCGAACGTACCGGAAGGAAAACTGATGGTATTCCCGTTCGGCATTATCCATATCTCATGCCCGTCAGAAGAGGACGGAAGGGATATAGTACAGTTGCCGTAAAAAAGCAGTGTGTGGTCGGTCGCCTTAATGCTGTACCTTGTAACCGAAGAGAGTATCACGTCAGTATTCCGGTATACACCTTGCGTCTTCAGCGGCCCGGCAATTTCCAGAGTCCCGGAGGACGGAGCATACATCTTCCCCACTATCACATCACCACCGAAATAGCTCTCGCCGGAAGATACGTGTATGGCCCTATTGCGCCCCGGAATGGTTGCAGAGATGGTTACCACCCCTTTGACTGTGCCCGCTTCCATAGTCTGGTAGGGCCTTATCAGGATGCTATTGGCTCCTCCGTCCGACGCTATCGCATGCAGATAGTAGCTCTTGCTGAGTTCGAATTGCGTAGTGCTATCTGTAAGGTCGGTCACGAACGCTCTCGAGTTGGTGGATATACCGTTACCATGCAGATACAGATAGTCACCTATCCGGCCGCTGGAGGCGTTTATCTTTCCGTTTACGGTGATGCCGTTCAATATGGCGTTGGCACCGGAAATATTTCCTTTCAACGTAAGATTATTGGCTGTGATATCGTTAAGCGTGGCATTGGCACCGGATATGGTACCTTTCAGGGTAAGGTTGTTCGCGGTGATATCGTTCAAGACAGCATCCCTGCCCGTTATACTCCCTTTCAAGGTAAGATTATTGGCGGTGATATCATTCAGTGTAGCCCCCACCCCGGTAATGTTGCCCTTCAACGTAAGGTTATTGGCAGTAATGTCGTTCAGGATGGCGTCAATACCTGAGATATTGCCTTTTAATGTCAGATTATTAGCTGTAATGCCGTTCAGCGTAGCATCCGTGCCCGTTATGCTGCCCTTTAGAGTCAGGTTGTTTGCCGTGATGTCGTTCATCGTCACACGCCCGTTTGTATCGACCACGAAACTGCCGTTGATGATGGTCTTTCCCGTAAAGTTTATCCGGTCAGCCTCGATTGTAGCATTGGATATCAGCCTGCCCGCTTCGCCTTCGGTGATGAACGCGCTGATTTGAGCACGCCTGACGATATCACCGTTGGGGTCGACCTTTTCCGCAAACATGGTGGCGATATTGCTCTCCGTCACTAAACCGGCTTTGTCGATATTGGTAATGTTACCTTTGGAATCGAAGGTTATCTTCTGCACGAACTGGTCTATACGGCTGGCCGTCTGGCTGATGGCTGAGGTATGCTGTTCCACGGTACCCTTCAGGCTGTTTGTGGCGGTCACCATACTTTCTATCTTCTCGGCAGTCACATGAAAGCTGCCTGCATGGGCGAACAGCTTGCCGTCCAGGTCAGAGACGGACGCACTGAAGTCTGCACGAAGACCGCGGGCCGATATGTCAATAGCAGACTTATATGCTTCGGTGATTCCAGTCTCAAGGCCTACAAGACCGGACGTGAATTCAGCTTTCAGACCACGGGCGGAGATGTCGATAGCAGAGGTGTATTCTTGCGTTATACGACTCTCAGTATTCGTCAGGTCCTCCGTGAACTTCGCTTCAAGGTTGCGCGCGGTAAGCAGGAATTCACTGTGATACTCTTCAAGCTTGCCTGCCGTGCTTCTGATTTCGTCAAGGTTCGCCTGAATCTTCTTGTCTGTAAGTTCAAAACGCATATTGAATTCCTCGCGCAAGTCAGCAAGAGCATCATCGGTTAGCGTAAGTGCATACAAGTACATGTCACCGGTAAAAGACATGTGGAAATCACCGGTTCCGTTCCACTTACCGGTTATCTCCATCTGCTTGAATTCAGTACTGGGATATAGGTCCTTAGAAAAGGAAATCGGGGTGTATTCCTCAAAACCTTCTTTGTTCTCGTTCTTGAAATGGAAGGCAAGAGTGCCGGGGCGCTTCACCAGATACTTGAAAGAGATAGTGAACTGCCGGGGGCGCTTGAGTTCGTCGAAGGTCTCAAAATCCGGATGGCGGTAAAAGTCTGAGTTGACCTGCTCGATATAGCTGTTCTTAAGGCGTAGCACATTCTTTGCGCGTTCGCTTACTATATCGGCGAAAGATTCCTTGTTCGCATAGAAGTTACTGTTGAAGTACAGCAGCCGACCGTCAACTCGGAAGATGCGTATGTTGCTGCTACCGGTCCAGTACTGCATGTCAGCGGCAAAAGACGCATTGTTAAGGTAATTGTTCAGGGCATTGATTTCATCACGCACGGATGAGATTTCAGACTTGATAAGTCCTTCAATGACAGTGAACATTGTCAGGATGTCCTCACCGGCCATCGTAAGGAATCGCCCTTTGATTTCTACGCCACCTTCCGGTGTGTACTTGATGTAAGTGCTCTCATCACGGGCGCCGATATAGGAAGTACCGTACACTTTCATGTAGGCATGCCCGGTGGATTTGTCAACACCGAAGGAGATTACATCTTTCCCCGTTAGGTTGAAGTCGTCAATGCCGGTGTAGAAAGTTATAGACGGGGATGTCTCGTTGGTAGACGATAGCACGATTGCGCTTTGAAGGTCTACATCTGTACGGTGGCCCAATCCTATAATGTCATCGCCCGCTTGGGGAACATCGCTGTCCTCACCGCAAATGGTCTTGGACAAGTCGATGTAGTCACGTCCCACGGCCACGACCTCACGCCAATAGTAGCGGTTGGAGGCATTAAGAGTGGTTCCTTCGACGATGTTGCACTCCTTTGCCTGCGCCAGCGAGCCTACACTGAACTCGTTGGCTATCGCCTCACCGTCCTGCTCGGCAAGGAAACTGCAGCGGTAGACGTCTTCCAGTTCCTCCACGCGGATGCACTTCATACCGGCATGGGTGATTATTTGTTCACCGCCTACATGGGTAGCTCTCTTGACTTGCAATTCATCAAAGACGGCCTTTATCTTCACATATAGACGGTCAACGACAGCCTGCGAGGTGCCGTCCTTGCGTACCGTGATACCGCTGCCGTTCTTGCCTATCAGCAATCCCTTCAAAAAGTTTATGATTTCTTCCGCTACGTCGCTTGCGTCCTTGCGGAGGAACATTCTCAAGGTACGCAAGGCTGAGAACACATTGAAGTTGCTTGCGGCCGTAGCGTCGTTGGTCTTGATGACATAGATGTTGCTGCCGCCGGTACCGGTGAAGGTCTGACCTTTGAAAGTCAACTCCTCGACCTTACCTTCTATGTCGGAAATGCGGGAATAGGCGGTGCTCTCGCCGATAGTGTACTGTGGGGAGTCGTAAGGCAAGTCCAGCTTGATTTCAAAGCCGATGACACGGGACAAGCGCCCACCATTGCAATAGGTGGGATTGACAAGGTTGATGCGCTGGCCGATGTCAAAGCTGTGATTGATTGGGTCTTTGTGCACCCAAACAGAGTTCAGCGTAGCCGTATAGGTACCGTCGTCGATGCAGGCCTTTGCCACGTACTTCCTGGCGGTGGCAAGCAATTCCTGCTCGGCAATAGCAACCAACCCAAGTTCGGTTATCTTCCCGGCATTCCAGCCGTACAGCACATATCTGTCACCTTTTGCCGGAAACAGCACTTCATCCGGCAGGGGTCTGCCGTAGTCCTCGTTACGGATAATCTCCCAAAGCTGGGCGTCAGGATTCCATGTGCCGTCGTCGTTCTTCTCGGTCAGGCCAAGAGGGTTGAAGGCAGCACCGAACTCCATGCCGTTGAGCTTGCCGGATTCGAACCTGATTTTGAGTTCCTGTCCTTCAAGGATGTATTTCTTCGAGAAGTTGATGCCTGAATCCTTGAACCGGTAGAAGGTAGCTTTTGTCTTTGTACCATCTTCATTATCTACCTCGCTCTCATAAAAGCTTACACCGGTGATTTCACCTACTCTTTTGGGGCAGATGTCATCAAATACAACAACGGCTTCGACAGCTTCCAAATCGGTCAAGCCCTCGTGGGCATCCACGTATGGAGTGCCTGCCGGAAGCATAAGGCGCTTCTGGACGATACCGTTGACAACAGTGGTCTGGTCTACCGGGCGATAGTTGGTAGGGATGTTTCTTGTTGAACCGAACGCATAGATTCTTGTGGCATAAGTACCCTTGCTGTCACTCCGGCTCATGTCCTTGGCTTCCTTATCCAGTTCTATCTTAACAGCGTCGGAGAACTCACAGCGTCCGAAGTTGATGACATGGTCCGTTACCCAACAATCACAACCCCAGTTATCAGCCATGCTGAACATAGCATCAATGAGGTTGGTATTGTCATAGGTCATCAATTTGGAGGAGTTCTCGACACTATCGTCAATGGAAAACACGAAGTCTTTTCCCTCATATTTATAACCAAGAGCTTTCAAATTGCGAAGGAATACACCCATCTGGACATCCAGTGAAGCGGTAAGGGACCAGGACGCTTCCAGTCCTCCGTACTCCGGGGTGTACTTGAATATCTTTGTTTTCCACTTGAAATAGTAAGCGTCAAAACGAAGTTCATAGGAGTAGCCTCCGTTCTTGTAGGTCGGATAGGGAATATCTACAATCTGATAGATTTTTGCCAATTTACCGCCCATGGAGGCATCGAGTACCCCACGCAAGTCAACGTAATCACCTACTTGGAAATCGACTGGGGACAGAGTATTAAAAGGTAGTACGACATAGTCCTCTTTCATTAAAGAGAACTTGCCTTTTGCACCGGGATTGATACCAGTTGAAAAGCGGGTATTGCCTTGTATGTCCTTAATATCTATCATGTAAACAAAGGTCGGACATAAAAAAAAGAAGCCCTAAAAATTAGAGCTTCCATACACGACAATGAATTTAATGTCGTAAATTTCTAGCCTACAACACGGTTAGATGGATTGTACTCACAGAATTTGGCTGATATTTTCCCAAATGTCCGGTCTAAGCTTTGGGCATAAGAAACGCTCTTTCCTAAATATAGCAAATGATAAATATCACTACTGTTCTCAGGAATCTGAATATCAATTTTACCTTTGTAAAGTTCTTCATAAAAAGCTGTTTTCTTTGCCTGATAATCGGCAGGAGAATCACCTTCTACTGTAAAAACAAGAGTTAACTCACGCTCATCAAGCTTGGGGTTATCCATAAGAACTTGTTTCCCATGTTCCAAGCGTGATTTATTCTCTATAAACTCTTTCAGAGGTACCGGTGCTCCCAGTACATCAAGAAAGTTATCTCCCATTCTAACACCCCACTCTTTTAGGGCTTCTCTTCCGTTTATTATTAATTCTGCCATAACTATTATAGATTCTTTATATCCTGCTTGATATCATTTGTATTATCGAGTATTCGCGGACTATTTTTGGCAAGAATAACAGAGTTTTCAAGTATATCTCTACGGTCCATGTTACCTTCTACTTGGAATGTTCTCATTTCATCTACGATTCTTTCCATATTGGAGACTTTATCGGTCAATGCCTTTATGTCCTCTGTCGGGAAAACAACATGTACCTGCGACTGATAGCCGCTCGCTATTGTCTCTTTGGCTCTATCTGCGAAATTAGGAGTTCCAGATAACAAAGCTGGGACATCCCCGCTTCTAAGATTGAGCAATGAAAGTTTGCCATTGATGGATGAAAGTAAACCGGTCTGTTGAATGGACTGGTTCTTTATTTCTTCCCCGGCAACCTGCAAAGCTGTAAAACGTCCGTTAAGTTCTTCGCCGGTATCTTGTGACATGGCTTCAAAACCCTTACTACTCGCCTGCTGTGAAAACATGGTTCCAAAGAACTGGTTGATGGCATCAACTTCTTTCTTCATGTCGTCAACCATCGTCTGTTTCATGGAGTCGAGGAGCTGCTTTTCTTCGGAAGTCAAGTCGTCATCTCCCATGGCCTTTTTCCACTCATTGTACCACTTCTGCATCTGCGGTTTGAAGTTCTCCACATACATGGCCTTAATCAAAGCCTTGCGCATGTATTCGCTCATGTCATCGGAAATATCCTCCGCTGTGGCCTCTATATCGCACAAGGAATTCAGAATACCATCAGAGAACGACTCCCATTCCTGCTCAGCTTCATTACGGGCGTTCTCCGCTTCCTGGGCGGCTTCTTCCGCACGGTTGATGGCTCCCGTATCAAGAGTGGGGAAAAGCTTGTTAGCCGCATCCACAATGTCGACACCGGCTTTCTGAATTTCGGCTATCATCTCGTCCAGAGTCTTGCGCTCGGCCGTATCAATGGCACCGTCTTTCATAAATTCGGTATATTTGTCATACCAGGCCTGAATCTGAGGCTGGAGCTGGGCAGTAAACATGGAATCCACCAAGGCATTGCGCATATATTGATAGATATTGTCGGCTATGTCCTCGGCGGTAGCTTCTGCGTCATAGAGCACACTCTTGATACTGTCGGAGAAAGAGTTGAACGCTTTCCTTACCTCCTCTCCAGAGTCTTTCCACGCGTCACTGATTTCCCCGGCAGCATCGACGACCTCCTTGCTCAACCCGTCAATGTCATTCTTGATGTTTGTACGCTCTTCATCGGTTACAAGTCCATCCTCTGAGTATTCCTTCCATTTTTCCCAGATGGCCTTGATACGCGGTTCGTACTGTTCAAGGTACATTGCCTCAATAAGCTCTTTCCGCATGGAATCGGAGATATTCTTGGCAACAGTCTCAGCAGTAACTTCCGTATCATACAAGGAACTTAATATCCCATCGGAGAATGATTTGAATTCCTCCTCAAGTTCTTTCTTTAGGTTGCTCTCAGTAATGCCAAGAGTATCACTCAGAATATCCTTAGCGGCCGTAATGTCGTTAGCCAACTTCTCCGCTTCGTTTCTTAACGCATCCTTTTCAGCGCCGGTTATGTCACCGTCAGACATGGCTTCCTGAACCTTCTTGTATAACTCCTCTATCTGCGGTTGGAAGCTATCAGTGAACATCTTATCAACCATCTGCTGACGGATGTACTCAAAGATGTTGTCTGTCACATCCTCGGCAGTGGCTTCGACAGAGGACATGGCAGACTTGACGCTATCAACAAACGACTGCAAGTCTTCGGCGTTCTTCAGCTTGTCAGCAAACAAACTATTAACGTCCTCTACGCCCTTCATCATCTGCTCAATGTATTGGTCAATCTGAGAGCCGAGTTGTGCCATGTCACTCTCGGACAATCCGTCTTTGGAAAGCCCTTCAAAGGTCTTGTACAACTCTTCCATCTTGCTCTTGTACTCCTTTTCATACAGAGCGTTAATCATTGCCTGACGGAAGTAATCATAGATATTATCAGAAACATCCTTGGCCGTCACATCAAGGGAAGTAAGAGAACTCTGCATACTACCGATGAAATCCTCATAGTTATCCGTGCTACTGTCGGTATCCTCTTTGGTCCATCCGAAAATTTCCGCAAGCTTGTCACGTTCGGCAAGTGCGGAACCGGCAATTGCGTCATACTGCTTCCGAAGAGCCTCCATCTCCTCCTTCGTAATGCCTCTTTGGTCTTTATTGGCCTGGGCAAAGGCATCGTACCACGTTTGAAGGTCCTCGGTAAATTTGTTGCCTACCATTGTGGTAAGCACGGCACGCTGCATATATCCGCTGAAACTGTCAGAAAAGTCTTTCGCGGAACTGCCCATATCCATGAGGGTATCCACAAAACTGTCGAAAACGCTATCGAACGTTGTCTGTGTCAGTTGTTCACTAATCTGGTTCTGAATATCCTCAATCCTTTCCTCTCCATCTATAATGCCGTTCAAATATTCTTGCACGTCACCGTCCATCTTCGCCCAGAAGGCAGGAGCTTCGGATTTAAGTTTCTCCAATTGCTCAACAGTGAGGTCAAACAGTCCGGTCATTCTTCCGGTCCCGATAAACTCTTTGGCGGCATTGACTGACATGTCGAGTGCGTCGGCAATGTCCTGCCAGTCGCTTGACGAGGTGTTCTTTGCCATCCGCTTGCCAATGGAATGGGAACCTGCGGATGCACCGGAATTAAGACGTTCTTTTCCCAGTAGGCGATATGCCTCAATTTGCTTTTCAACAAGGCCAAGCGCCTCTTCTCCGACCTTGTCTGCCTCCATGCCGTAGGAAATGCTGATGTATTCCTGCTTCTTGTCTATCAGCTCATCCCATATCTCATTGAGCCTGGTGTACTCCTCAACCATCTCGTTATAGTGGGAATAATCGGCACCGAACATCCCGTCCAATGCGGACACTACAGAGGAAATTCCAGAAACCGCACTCATTGCGCCTCCGACAATATCACCCGACATGATTTGCCCGACCCCGGATGCCGTTTGTCCTAAGCCGCCAAGCGCATCAATGGCACTTGTTATCTTACTGTCGTCAAATCCGAATATGTCGGCGATACTTGAGCCAAACTCATTCAATGCAGGGGCAAAAGACGTCACAGTATTTCCTATATCGGTGATTCCTTGACCGATTTTCTTGGAATCGTTGCCACCCTTTTTTATGGCTTCTATCCCTTTCTCCAAGTCAGAGACGAAAGCCTGCCACGGTGATTTGCCTTTAAGTTCATCCTTTAACCCTTTGATTGCGTCTGTAACATCCTTGATGGATATTTCCCCTTTTTCTATCCCTTCAATGTCTTTATCGGTAAAGCCCATTCCTTTCAAATCAGCAATAGAAATGTCTTTATCAGTACCGGACATGTACTTGACAAGGGTTTCGTATTTGTCAATGATGGACTGAATAGCGGAAACGGACTTATTGCTGGCATCTTCAAAGAGGTCTGCCATCGCCTTTGTGGAGTGACCGAACTGTTCATCAAGCTGTTCAAGAGCCTTGTTCTTTTGGGCTACCTTGGAAGCGTACTCCGGGCTGTCGGTTTGCAGTTTGGCTATCTCGTCATTGTACTTCTGAATAAGATTTTTGCGCTTTTCCTGGTAGTTGCCGAACTCAATGAAATACTCCTGCCATGCTTTTTTGTCGGCTTCAAGTTTGGCTTTACTTGTTGAATCAATATCGCTTTCTCTTTTTTTAGCGGCATTAGAAGCCCATGTGCCAAGTTTCTCCTCTTGTTTATCTGTCAGTTTTCCACCTTGCTCCGTTTCCCAATCCTTGCGCTGTTTTTTAATAGCATCCAGTTCTTTTCGATAGTCCAAGTCAATCTGAGCCAGCTTCTTTTCAGTACCATCCTCCATGAGGTTGATTTCATCCTGCTGGTTTTTCCGACGAATGGAAAGGAGTTGTTCGGCAAGCAGTTCTTGCTGTTTGAGTTGCTTGGCGGCTTCTTTCTTGGCTTGATTTTCCTGCTTAGTCAACGAGCTTCCAGTAATTCCTCCTAAGTCTTTATATTTCTTTTCGGCAGCTTCCATCTTGCCTTTGGCATCTTTCACCTGCTCCGATGTAGCTTCTTGGTCTTTAAGTAATACTTCATAACCTTTCTTTGCCTTTTCCCAATCGGCTTTAGCTGCTGCAAGGTCTTGTTGGTAAGTAGTCTTATTCTTTTCGGTTTCAATACGGGTTTGTTTTGTTGATTTAGCCGTATCTATAAGATTTTTAATGTCTTTTACCTCATAAATTGCTTCATCAGACAAAGAACCTTCCACGTCAATTGGAAGTTTCATCTTTACTTTTCCATTCCCATCTTTTCCTTTGATTCGTTTTTCAAGTTCAGAAATATATTCGTCAAACTTGCTAATATCAACATCTTTCAAGCTTGATATGAATTGCTCTGATATACCCTTTCCTCTCTCAACAAGAAATTCGTCTCTGTAAAAACGAAGTTCCTTTAGTTTGCTAATTTCCTGCTGGGTTAGTTTCCCACCATTAATTTGTTTTGCGGAAAGTGTGTTTTCATAATCAGAAACCGCTTTATTAGCTGCTTCAAAATCTTTTGCAACTCTTTCTCCGGCTCGTTTTGAATCTTCCTCGGCAATCTGCCTTTTAAGTTCAAGAATATCCGCTAACTTGATGCTCTCTATGTCGTACTGGGAGAATATCTTCGGGTATTCCTTGCGTAATTCTGCCAAACTTTGCCCACGTTGCAAATCAGCCAAAGCAATATCACGAGAGCTTTGAATAAGACCCTCTATTTTTTGTTTACGTTCTTTCTCTTGTTTTGCCGACTCTTCTTGTTTCTTGTTGAAACGCTCTTGTGCCTTTTCAGCAATGGATGTATTATCTGCCAATGTCCACATAGCAATCCCAAGAGAAACTATGGCAGTTCCAGCTAATACATAAGGATTCATTGCGAGAACTTTGTTATATGTAGCTTGAGCAACAGTAGCAGCTTTGGTTGCTGCAACCTTTCCCCATATAGCCTTTGTAAATCCTTGCTCAACAATGGAGTTCACCAATAGCCCAGTTCTATAAACACCATATATTGAAACGAGAGCCAATACACTTTGCCCTATAACTTCGTAGTTCTTAACTACAGTATCAGCAACAGATATACTTCCTGAAATCAAATTTTGATTAGTAAGTCCTATCTCAGCCAAAGCAGTAGTTATTGTATCTTCAAAGTTTGACATTTGTCCCTCAATAGTCTTTGCAATAGCTTCCGTAGAGCCTTCAACGCCTTTCATTGAGCCAAATTGTTCAACGGCTTTCATTACAGATTCAACTGTTCGGTCACATTCAACTGTCATATCACGGAACGAAAGCTTAACTTTATTCCCTTCTGTTTGAACACGAACACCGAACTCTTTCCAACGCTCTGGATTATTTATATCAAGTATCGCCTCTGTTAGCTGGTCGAAAGGTTTTGCTACTGTATTGGTAAAATCTCCCATTTTTTTCATGGCATCCATCGAAGGAGTGATACCACGATTGACGAATTTTATAAAATCATCCGTCAGTTCATCAAGTTGGAAGTTTGTTTTTGCGGCAAAGCTATTTATGTCAGATAGATATGCTTTTGCTTTTTCGGAACTACCATTCAGAGCATTAGTTAATACAGATTCATACTTTTGAAACATTCCAGCTGTTGATACTACATTTGAAGCAACTTGTTTCAACATTGCGATTCCACCAATAGCAGCAAGTGTCTTCTTGAATGAGACTCCTACACCTTCATTAACGGTAACAACAGCCTTGCTTTCATCCTTGAACAAAGCGTATTCATCCTTTAGAGCTTTGGTAGATAATCTTGCAAGAGCTTGTTGTGATTGTAATTCACCAAGAGCATACTTTTGTTCTCCTAATGCTGCCTTTGCACGGTTTAATTCATCTGATAAAGATTGTCTTTTAGGGTCGTACTTTCCTAATTTCTTATATTGTTCTGTAAGCATTGAAACATCATTCTGTGTCTCACGTATGATGTCTTTTTGTTTAATGATCTCTTCGGATAAGGAATTGACAGCTTTTTCGCCATCGTATATACCTTTTTTGAATCCCGTTTCCATCTCTGCTCCAGCTTTAGCGGCATTAGTTACCAACTCATCCAACCTTTGATTAGATGCAGCAAGTTGAACATTTAAAGCCTTGAAAGCAGCAGGAGACTGCGTGCCATCCATGCTCATTAACTCCTGCTTTAATTTTGCAATTTCATTACGAAGTCTTACAACTTCTTCCCAGTCACTACCTACCTTAAAATATAATTTCGCCATATCTATTTCTTTTTCCTACGATTAGCCAATTCCTTACCACTGATTCTATTCACTTTTTGACCACCATATACTGCGTGTAATTTATCCCGTTGCATCATCAGCAAATTCCGATAAGGGATAACCTCAAACACTTCTGTATAACTCAGATGAAGCGTGTCAATCAAATGGGCTATCTGCCCGAAGAACGTTGCGTTTCCTACTGTTTCGGTCTTGCTGCCAGCATCGACACGTTCCTCATCGAGCTGACACACTGAAAAGCCGAAATATCCATCATAGAGAAACAGACTTCCAAGGCATCTTTGACTTCTTCAAAAGTGCCGTTCTCCAATTCTTTGACCAAACTATCATTCCCGCAGATGAAGCATGAAATACCTTTCAGCATATCTTCAGTAGCTTTAGGAAGCTCTTTAATAGCCTCCATGATATTATCTCCTCGCAGGGCGATATTGGAAAAATGATGAATGGCACGACAGATAACTTTAATTGTAGGCGGTTTGATGGTATAAACGATTCCACCTATCCCTACATTTTTAAAATCCAGCCCTAATAGGGCATCAGAAACCGTTTTTGCTGCTTGATTATTCATAACATTAAATTAAAAAGGCGGTGAGCAACCACCCACCGCCATCTGAAAACAATCCTTTTACTGAAAAATTATCAACCTTCCGGCACTACAACTTCCGATTCGTCAAACCACTTTTCGGAAGCCAATCCATCTACACCTGTGGAAAGGGGAACGGCCGAAACAGCCAATCCGACAGCCTTATCGGTATTAGAGCCACGGGCATTGATAGCCGCTTTCGGAAACACAACATAAACTCCGTCTTTGGTTTTACCAATCACACATTTATGAATAGGCTTATACTTGCCTCTTTCCCAATTCTTTTCTGTGGCTTTACCACCTTGTAAATCAGCCTTTGTAGCATAATCATACTCACCAATGGTGAAGTTGATTTTCACCTCACCCGGTTCAGACGTTTCCCGGTAGTACTCACCAGTCAAAGCGTTTTTGTAACGAGTTACACTTGCCTCTGCTTCTTCGTATTGATACGTGTCACCATGCACATTCTTGACCCGCTTCGTTGCTGCGTTTTTCAAGATGGTGGCTACTTCTGCGCCTGTTAATCCGGCAGCTGGAGTAGTAACCGTTTTAATCGGTTCTGCATAATACAGTTCGTCAATTTCTACTGCTGTAATCATATCATTTTACATTTAATACATTAAACAAAATTCTCACATTCACATAATGACACTTCAAAGCTGTGTCCGCTTCTGTACCGATAGAATCAATAGAGTAACGATATGTCATACCATCATAGGTGCTTACTACATCATCAAACAGCTTGCCAGCCTTTCTTTCAAGTTCGTTAAGCCGGATTGTGTTCGCTTCATTCTCGCTTAAATTGGGTACACATAGATTCACTTCTGCGAAAGATTTCTTCCAATAAGTTCCCGGCTGTTGTTTCTTCGTGTGGATGACAATCCTTTCGGACTTCAATTCACCCGTCAGCGTTTCTCCTGCTGGTACTATGTCTATTCCGAAAATCTTGCAGTCCCGGTAGAGGATGTTTCCTATGTCGGTGGTTACTATCATCGTTCAAATCTATCTTTCAATCTTTTTTCTGTCCTTATCGCTGCACTTCCTGCAACTTCAAATCCTTTGGATTCCACGAATGAAGCATAATCAGCTTCGTTTTTCAGAATTAAGCCATCTTCATTAACCTCATAATCATTCGATTCTCTCAAATGTTTTGTGTGGTCTTGATAGTTTCCGGTAGCTTTTGCATCTTCAACAAATGCCTCTCCCTCTTCTTTCATGCCAGCAACGACTTCGCTTGTTCCGTCCTCAAAGAACTGGTCAACATCCGAAAAGTCTGCATCTATTCCAACCATATTACTCTATAGGAAAAATAGTTTGTTTCCAAAGGGCTTTTAGCAACTCCTTCACCTCTTATGCTTCCATCGGCATTCAAACAACGAACCTCTGCACCTGCTTCAACCTTTGACGGCTTGTCAAAGACTACCTTGTACTTGAAATCATACAAAGCACCATTGATAGATACTTTCTTTTCCGCACTCACATCATCACAACGGCATCTGCATATATCCTGCCAGCTCTCACCACCTGTGCCGGGAATAGGTCTGCCGAACTCATCCTTATCCATCGGGGTGATAACCTTAACCTGCAATATGTGGGGAGCGAATATCATAAGAAAGTCACTTTAGGTTTGTTACTCAGTTCGTCTTTCAAACCGTACTGTTTGCACAGCCATGAGTACAATTTCATTAGGCTATCAACATAATTAGACCAAGACACAGAAAATCCGCTTTCGCTGACCGAAGATGGATTTTGTATCATCCACGGAATTTGCTTTGCACAAGCGACCTCTAATCTTGCCCGATTTTCCTCGGCAAAAGGTTCTTCACCATCCAATCCCGTTCTTGAAAGTATATTTTCAACTACAAGATTAGACGGGGTGTTCTTATCAAATACGCTTAATACAAACTCCTTGTTACTCATGGCTGATATCATTCAATATGGTGTAATCAGTTTACTATATGCGGTATAGCTATAATGCGTACAATGTTTAGATTTATAGATGTATCTGAACGGACATTTGGGAACATTAATTCGTACCCCTTGAATAGCCATTCCCTCTTTTATCGAACACATCATAGCCGGGTTATTTGCAACCAAAAACATGGGATGCGTCATGGTCAGTACAACACAATCAGCCGGAACCGTTTCCAAAGTGATAAACTGAATATCCGGCAGACCAACATCAACCGATGGATTCACGTATTCACACTTAGGAGATTCCACACTTGATGCCTGCACGCTCAACGAAACCAAAGACATCATTAAAAAACCACACATGGCAAAAATAAAATTCTTCATTCCTTTTCTGATTTATAAAATTAGACAATGGAAGAGTAGAAGCACTACCCTATCCTTTTACTCGATACCTAATGCTTCTTTCAGTTTGGCTGTTGATTCTTCATCCAGTTCTGCAACCTTAGCCAAAAGAGTTTCCTCTTTCATATTGCCGGAAGCCTGCGCACCGATAGACTTCAAAGCATCAATCAAAGCCTTCTTCTCAAACTCCTTTTCAAAGAGGGAAATTTTCACCTCTTTCTTTTCTTCAGGGGCTTTCACTTCGGGATTTTTTACCTCAATCCGTTCAGCGAGTCTGCGGCTTTCCATATCCAGCACACGGGCTTCCTCACCGACTTCAATCACTTCACCGGGAGTATAATACTTTCCGGTGAACTTGTCGCGGAAAACTGATATAACCTTTACTTTCATATCCTACCCCCTTATGCTGATTGAATGGATGCAATTTCGCTCAAATCGAAATTGGTAATCAAATCTGGATTGGAAATCTGCGGAATCCACTCTGCCGTATATTCCATGTAGCGACCGTTTTTGTCACGGTAGTTGGAGATAAGCATCTGCCCCTCTGACGGGATATAAGTACGTCCTTGTACTGGGTCTGTCGCTTCATACGGGGTATGATGGCGCATATAACCAATGTTGTCAGAAGGTAACAGAGTAATACGGTTATCCGCGTAAATCTGCACATTCTTTCCCGTCTGGTCTTTCACGTAGTCCTCCTTGATTTCAATACGCGGCAAACCGATGCCGGTGAACACTTCGGAAGCCAAAGAAGAGGAAACCAATCCCGTACTCAACTTCATTTCGTTGCTGCCGAGAATCATCTTGTACTGCTCACCAAATTCAGATGAACCAAGAATAAGCTTGTTGAAAGATGCACGAGTCATAACCATCTTGGCATAAACGCCATAGTCCGGTGCCAAGGAATGAAGTTTCTCTCTCAAATAAGAGATAAACATATTCTTTCCGTCCACAACCACATCTCCACTTTTCGGCTTGATAAAATTGAACGGAAGGGTAATCTCCAGCAGTTTATTATTGGTCTGACCGGAAGTGATTGCAGCGTCTTTGTTGTAAACGGTGGCTTCACCAAGCATCAACAGCGCACCGACAATAATATCCATACGCTTGTGGGCGGCAAGGGTAATCTGACGGTAGTCGTCTGCCAGGAAGTTTACAATCTCTTCCATTGCAGCCTTTTGGTCGGCTGGCTTAGCGGCATTGAACTTGTCAATCAAATCCTGCAATTCAGAAAGACGGTCAATAGACATCTGATAAGCATCACCCAAATAGGCAATCTCACCATATCCGGAACCGATGTTCCGACGTTCACGGATGGGTTTCTCTCCAAAACGCGAATTGATGGAGCCGGCCATAACTCCGGTTACAGAACCGATATAATCCTTGAACACACGAGTAGTCACTCTGCGGAAAGTAAGATACTGCTGCCAATAGATTGTGTCCTTGCGTGTCTGGTTCACACGTCTGATGATAGCGGAAACAATATTCGCATCATCGAATAATGTTTGAATCGTTAAAAACATATCCTACCTCCTTACTCGTTAAATTCAAACCATCCCTTCATGTTGGCTTTATCGTTCTCGGAGAACGGCATAACCAATTTTGAGGGTTCAATTTCTGCGGCTGTACGAAGCAATGAAACCAATGTGATTCCGTCCTCAACCTTTGTACGGTTAAACAGAGCCGAATTAGCCACATGCTTTTGCTTTAAACCATCAACTGCAACCGCATTGAATAATACGGCATCTTTGGCGATATTCTCACCAAAAGCAGCCTTGATAGTCAATACATCATAACCGGCATTAGACTTATCAATTGCCGTTACTTCTGCACCTTTCTTGCCACTTCCGACAAACATACCCACATAAGCCAAAGAGTTCTTGGCTACTTTGATAGACAAAGCCTCTTCACCAGTGGTATAGGCTTCCACAACTCTCACATTGATTACCGCATAAGCGAACTTGTTTTTCAAGTCCGCACAAATCGGTGTAAATCCGGGAAGAAAACTTCCCACTACCAGGTTCTGCGTGTCGAGTTTGAACGGGCCACGTCTACGAATACCGGTCTGGACATCGTAGCGTTCCTCTTGCTCAACGGGCGGAACTAAATCATACTTAAATCCTGCTGACATAATTAATTCTTGTTTTGTTCAACAATAGTTTTCGTTCCCTCGTCAATCATCTTAGCGATAGATTCAGATTCTTTCTCAATCTTCTCTTCTGCCGTTTCGGGAGGGGTTACGCCCTTGAAGCCGTCATTTGCGAACTCCTGCTTCAAGTCCTTGAAATATGCGTCCAAGTCCTCATCGTCCTTGATGGCGCATCGTTTGGCGTAGTTTTCGGGAATACCATACTCCTTTGCCTTTGC